AGGCCGGGATTCCACAAGTGCGCGCTGCAGCCGGCGCGCTGCTCGTCGATCCCCAGCGGCTTGTTGAACCGCGCACAGGTCCAGACCGCATCGCCATCCATCGTTGGCTCGGAGAAGATGCAGGTGCGGCAATTGACCCGCGCCCATGTCTCTTCTGGCTGGTGGCACAACTCCTTGTGGCGACAGAACTTGCACACGAAGGCGTCTGGCTTGTCCGTGATCCGCGGCGGTGGACTGTCAGACCGAATGATGCGCTCGGCACGCGCCAGGAGCCGGACGCAATAGTCAAAATCGTAGTTGATGCGCTCAGCGTGGCGCTCGTCCGTATTTTTGTTAACGATGAGATACAGGCAACGGGTCAGCGCGAAGGCGTGCATGCCAAGCTGGCATTGTGCGTAATGCGCTGGCTTGGATTCCTTGACGCCCTTCCTTTTTATGGCGTTGAAGTTGGCTTCATTGCTCGACTTGAACTCAAGTAAGTGCTCGGTTTTCGGCGCCTCGAGCACGCCCATAGCCTTGCCGTCGCACTTGCCGCGGACATGGTTTGCCACCAGGCGAATGCGGTCTTGCTGGCCGTAAACGTTGACGCCAACAGCCTCCAGGTCTGCGACCAGAACTTCTTCCCAGCGGTCACCAGTTCGAAAAATACTTACCTTGCGACCGTCGACCGTTTCGGCAGGGGATGCCCAGTGCAGGCCGTACCACAGCATTCTGTCGCACTCGTTGCCGAGCTCGCCGACGGACAGGCCCCACGAGTCCCAATTCTCATTGGCAGCCTCATAGGCGCGGTAAATTGCCTCCACCGTGGCGGAGGTTGGCAGTGGAATAGCAACCACCGGGTCAGGCGACGGCGCCAAGCGCCGCCTCCTTGTTGTCGTTGTGGGCTGTCGCTGCGCCGTAGGCTGTGTGGCTGTCGCCTTCGGACTTCCACTTCGGCCAGAACTCGCGTTCAAGCCGAAGGATGGCCTCGTCCGTGTCGCCGGCATTGATCAGGTCGATGGCTTCACGGACCGTTGCCAGGTGGGTGCGGCCCGCATTGCGCAGCCCCAATTCCTTCACCAGGTCTTCGTCGCTGATCATGTCGATGACGTCCTCCTGATCGATGTCGACGTTGACGCTAAGCATTTTGATGCTGCGCATGACCATCATGCCACCCGCATGGGCATGAGGACGGCCAGCCAGTCGTCGTTGTCACCAGTGATCAGGCTGGGCGAACCGCTGTCATTCCACGCGAAAGTCACGTCCTTGCCGCCAGCAATCCGAACGATTTCAGCCAGATAGTTGGCATTGTATCCGATCTCAAAGGTGAGATCCGAATCTACCGGCATGTCCTCTGTGGCTATCCCTGCATCGGCATTGGTGCAGGTGAGCTCTAGGCTGTCGCCGGCCACGGAAACTTTCACGCCCTTGCCACCACGGTCGCTGGCCACGATTGACACTCGGTCCAGAGCGCCAGAGATGGCGGCCCGGTCGATGGTCAGAACCTTGTCGTTGTTCTTAGGAGTGACGCGGTCGTAATCGGGGAACGTGCCCTCGATCAGCTTGGACACCAGAACAGTGGCGCCGGATGTGATGCGGATCTTGTTGTCGGCGACCTCAACCTGGCAGACGCCGGGCGGCACCAGGGCGACGGTTTTCTTGGGCACAATGATGGCCGGGATGGTCGGGGCGATGTTCTCGCCATCATGGCGCGCCATGCGATGCCCGTCGGTGGCAACTGCGCGTAGCCGGCCGTTGACGGTGTGCAGGAAGATTCCGTTGAGATAGTAACGCGTTTCCTCGTTTGAGATGGCGAAGGCTACCGGCGCGAAAAGTGCCGACAGGTCGGCATCAAATGGCAGGCCATACTTCGCAGTCGCGATGTCCGGAAAGCTATCGGCCGCTATCGTGCCAAGCTGGAACCGGCTGCGGCCGGCCTTGACGATCAGGGTCTCGCCCTGAAGCACCATCGACACCTCGGCACCGTCGGGAAACTTGCGGATGATCTCGAGCAGCGTCTTGGCCGGCACGGTGATAGCGCCGGGCGTGCAAGTGGCCGGGCAAGACGTGGTGATTTCGATGTCCAGGTCCGTGCCGCGAATGGCCAGGCTGTCCGTGGTCGCGGTCAGCAGGACGTTGGCTAGGATCGGATATGTGTTGCGGGCCTCGACGGTGCGCGTGACGGCGGTTAGCGCCTTAAGCAGATGACCGCGCTCGACGGTGATGGCTAGGCTGGTGGCGTCGGGGGTAGGCGGCGATTTGACGGCCATGATTGCTCCTCAGCATGGGTGGCGAGTAGACGGGCGGCCCGAAGGCCACCCGCGTGGTTGAGCGCTAGGCTGCGGACTTGCCCTTCCACGGGCGGTTGCCAGCCGCGGCGGGGGCGGGCTTGCTGGCCGGTGCTGCGGCGCGCGTATTGGTGTTGGCGGCCGGCTTGTTGTCGTTGGCTGCCGTCACGCCGAGAGCCGGCGCGTCGTCCATGTCCGGATACCAGTAGCGCTTAATTTCCGGGCGACCGGGGTAAGCCGGCGTGCCATCAGCCTTCTTTTCCTTCGAGTCCTTGCCGAGGCCGACTGTGGCGGTGAAGCCGATGAAAAGGAGGTCGTCAGTGTCAGAATCCTCGGTCACTCCCTCGATGCCGACGGCACGGAGCAGGCACTGGAACTGCTCGTTGCCGATCTTCTGGGCGATCTCGCTCTTGTTCTTCAGGTTGTAGTTCCCGAACAGTTTGCGGCCCTTGTATTCCTCGGGCTCGAGCACTTCGAAGGTCGACTTCAGCATGATGCTGTGGTCGGCCTGGCCTTCGTTCTTTTCGACGATTTCGCCGGCCTCCATCTGGAGGTGGTAGGTGCCGTCGGGCAGGTTTTCGTACTGCGGACGCTGGGCAGTGCCTTCTTCAGTCGTCGCAACGTTCACGCCAAATTTTGCCATGCTTAGTCTTCCTCTGTGAAATAGGGTGGCGGCGGGTGCCGCCATTGGGGGTTAAGCTGCGGTAAGCGCAGCGATGGGCAGGGTGAAAGTGCCGCCGGTTTCAAGGACCAGGTTGGCGCTGTTTTTCTGGACGCCAGTGACGCGGGCCGGGGCAGACATCACCACCCGATCCCCGACCTTGAACTTGGCCGGCGGAGCGGCGAGCTCGAGCTGTTCGAAAGTGAAGGCGCCAACGCCCTGCTTCGGGCACTCGGCACGAACGGGATAGGAGCCGGACGCGATCTCGACGATCGTGATGCCCTGCCAACTGTCGCGGGTCTGCGTCCAGTTGACCACGTCGCCGACCTTGAACTTGCGTTCGGGCTGGGTGGGTGTTGCAGTTGCCGGGGCAACAGCAACCGTATCGACCCACTCGGCGACGAGGTCGTGCTCGCTGATGTATGGGCACGTGCCGTCTTTATTGAAGTATGCCTGCCCCCGGATGCCTTCACCGCCAGCGATGAATGACCACTCACCAGTGGCTTTTTCCATCGGCCCGACCTTGCGGCCATCCCGCGTCTTGCCGAACTTGCCGACCACTGGCGCCCAGGTTGTTGGGGTGGCAACAACTGGTTCGAACTGGCCGACGTAGTACCCCCCATCTCCCTGCATTTGATCGCGACCGTCACGGTCCCACTTTATCTGCATAAAGCGCCCATCGTAGTCGCGCGACACGGTTGCCAGCGCGCCGGCCTCCGCACCAAGGCCGCTGCCGCCACAGTAGCGCACCCGATCGCCCACCTTCGGCACCCAATTATTCCCGGCCGCGTCGGGCGAATATGCCTTTACGCTTATTTCGGGGGAAATAAAGGTGTTGTCGTTGGCCACGGCAGTGACGACGGTCAGCCCGTCCTTGGGCCACCACATCAAACCGTAGTCCTTGTCATCATAGCGAAGCAGGCGCTCGCCCTTGCGCTTGTTGACGATCTCAGCGGCATCGCCGCCATCGTCAATCACGCGCGCTCCAATTCCAAATTTACCCATTGTCGTCTCCTCGAGTTTGGGGGTTTAAGCGGCTTCGTCTTCGGCCTGCACGTCATTGGCGACGCCCGTAGGCGCCGGGAAGAACTTGGCAAGGGACTCGTAGCCAGTGCCCTTTTTGTAGACGACGGCATCAGGGCAATTGTAACGGTTTTTCGCCACAAACCCGGCTCCCTCGGTCAGGTGGATCTGGCGCTCTTTGCCGCCTTCAGCATGGCTGACTTCCTTCTTGATGCCGACTTCCTTGCTCTTGATAGAGACCCGGTAGTTCATGAAGGCGACGATGTCGCACTGTTCGCGAATGAGAGCCGCGGCACGCTTGTTGAGCTTGATGCCGTATCGATCGTAGGGATCGGTGATCGGGCTATCGAAGCGCTTAATCTCCGGATGGGCGATCAGCACGACGGCAATCCCGGCCTGCTTGAGGTCGCGGCAGGCTTCCATGAACTGGCCCCACTCGACTTCACTCTGCACCTGGCCCTGACCGAACGCTGCCGGCGAGCCCTTGTCGTTCGAGTTGATGCTGTCGGCGCCGATGCGCTTGCAGGTCACGTCATTGGCCAGCGGCTCGACACCGTCCAAGCTAT